GCTTGTATCGCGCCTCGTGTACGAACTGACTGAAAAGGCGGGTTTACCCTCATATGAGAGTGAACTCGCTGCACTTGAAGTACCTCTGAAGAGGTAATCAGGATTGGCCGCGCAACCTCCGGTGAACCACCGGAGGAGCATCGACCAGCCTTTTATCCTCTTCTTTATTAGAGGTGACTTAACGTCCCAAACGTACCACTGCAACTTTTGCAAGTCGCGGTTTGTACGTCGGCGTTTGGGTCTTCGGTGCTCAGGCACATACTCCAAACTTGGACATGAAAGATTCATGTCTTTGCTTGGGATTTCACCATATACATGGTGTAATCTCTCTACGATGTAATCGTAGGTGAAGTAGAACCGTCTACGCCAAAATGAATTAGCATAAGCTATCCATGAGGTATAGACTTCAGGCGACCGTGTTGATGACCAGACCGTGCGAAACCGCACGGGAGTAACGTTCTTGCCTTTGAAGGCATCGACGCCACATGATTCTCTAAAGAATCCACTGGTACAGCTCTTGTCTCGGTTTACTTTTAAACCAAAAGACTCGAGTAAGTTCATAGCGTTCTCGGCTTCCGCCGTTGGCACTATGACATCGTCACCGTACACTAAGATGCTCTCACGAGCATCCGCGTTGGGGGTTACCGCGGCAAGTATCGCGTAGATAGTAAGCGCCAATATAGGGAAGCATAAACAGCTACCCATTGGTGCAAACTTCTTAAGCGTTAATAACTTACCGTTTGGCAACCGCGTGCACGAACTCCTCGCAGATTCCAGGAATGGCATAAGCCACTCCGGGAAGAGGAGGCGAACTAGATCCAGCGATACACGGTCACTGGCCTCAGCGAGGTCAATGGTCGCGTACTTCCCATTCAAGGAGCCTAAAAGGGCCCCAAATTGATTGGGTTGCTGGTCTGTGAAGTGGACATTCCACTTGGTCAGTGGATGTCGCTCGCACAACTCAACTATCGCCCGTCCGAGTCCCTGCTGAATCCATTGATAATCAACGGGTTCTGCAGATATCAGTCGGGGACCGCGTGAATCCTTCGGCACAAGAATTACTTTTGCCGGAAGATCCAACTCACCAAGGGCTTGAAGCCCCTGGATATCATCGCAAACGTGGCCACAAGATGCAAAGAAATACGCATCAAGCGGATACGATTTAGTGATGTTCGCCGAGACATTCGACCACAGGTACTTTTCCCAGAGTCGTTGCTTTGTTGCAACGGCTCCAGGACCGTGCCGTGGGACGATGTCTTTCGGGTCAAAGAAAGCAAATAGATCCGAAAGGATGGTTTTTGCTTCACGTATTACTTCTTGGGTGTCTTTGGGCGTATAAGCTTTATTAAGGCTTTTACGCCATCGACAACCAATGGTAGTAGCGCCGGAATCAGCGTTGGTAAGATTGTTCCAATCACTGGGCGCGGATAGTTCGTTTTCGGTTTTTTCAAACCGATCAACGACGAGCTGTTCTTGTTCATGTGTATATGGCAGTTCATACTTATACCATAAGTAGAGGACCTGCCTTATGCTTGCAACGCAGTTAGTACACGCGTTAGGAAGGACTGTCCCGTCTTTGTCTAGCACCTGATTGAATAGCTCTCCGAGGAAACTCGGTAGCTTACTGTCGTTCTGGGTTTTGAAGCCCAAAGCGTCAGAGTCAAGAGGTGCTGAACAGGTTAAGGCCCGATCAAAGGCCTTTCCCAAACGGGGCAAGGTTTTCGTTAGAAAGCCTATGCCTTCTTTAGCAACTCGTTCGAACGCGATTTTAGTCGTATTCTTACGAGCCGAGTTGTCAAACACAACCTCGTGTAACGTGTGAACGTCACGAAGAAGTGGAGCGATGATGGAAACATCATCTAAGCTTTTCAGGGGGTCCATATGGAATTCCCCTCTTAGAGCCGAGCGAACACTCTTCGCGATGCCGTGTCAACCAGTAGTAAGTGAGAGCAAGGTTTCCCGAGATGGGAAGCCCCTACGAAACCACAAACAGCTAGCTGGCGTCTAAAGGAGAACTCCATGAAGGAGTCTCCATTGGTCTCTTGGATTACATCCTCTGTAGGGCGAGCCTGATTATTCATCAGGAACACCATATAAGGGTAGTATTCCTCCCAAAACTCAACAACGAGGCGTGTCAGTCTGGGATTTGCATCCCATACAAAACATCTCCTCAACGTCGAGTCCTGGTACTCCGGAAGTATCCCTATTGGGACAAGCTTCTGGGTAGCGAACTTACTGTT